GCTCCAGCCGTATTCATGACGTAAAGCTCACCAGCCCCAGTCGCGCCCTCTTTCACAAAGAACGCGTCACCCTGACCAAGTGAGGCAGGGTCTGAGGCTGCGTATGTGTCTGCGTCAGACGTGCGGGTGAGAACCCAGTTGGTGCTCGCAGAGCCTGCATCGGTCACTTCGTATATTCCGTTGTGAGCGGAATTTGCCTGATTATACATCAAAACACGATCATTGACTGACAGGGCGACGCCATCAACCGTCAGCGCTACCTGAGTGCCAGAGTTTGTGAGCGTAGCTCCTACGCCATTTGTGCCGTTGTTATAAGTAGATGGAAGGTCGACAGGGCTTTCTACGCGCACGGGGTCGTGGTAGTGCAAGCCCGCTGCGGCTATTGTATCCACATACTGCTTGGTCGCCGCCTGCAAAGCGTATATCGGGTCTACGTTGAGGAAAAGATCTCCCGTCATCGTGCCGCCAGATTCGAGCAAAGCGCCTGACAGTGACGCATAGGCATTCAGCCAAGCCGATCCGTCGTAGACCCTCATGCTTCCACTAATAGTGTCGAAGTAAAGCGCGCCAGTGATAAGGGGGTTGCCATCATTATCCAGCGCTGGTGCTGAGGCTTTGGCACCCAGATAACGGTCATCAAAGTCATCGTAGCTAGACGCCGCAGCTGTAGCACTTGCCGCAGCATTGGTCTCAGATGTTGCAGCATTGGTCTCAGACGTAAGGGCGTTAGCTTCTGAGGTAGCCGCATTGGTCTCTGATGTAAGGGCATTGGCTGCACTAATAGCAGCGTTAGTCTCGCTAGTAGCTGCATTCGTTTCTGAAGTCGCAGCGTTTGTTGCAGAAGTTGCCGCATTTGTCTCAGACGTAGCAGCATTTGTTTCTGAGGTTGCAGCGTTTGTCTCGGAAGTAGCGGCCGCAGTAGCAGAAGCAGCCGCAGCAGTTGCACTAGCAGCAGCAGCCGCTGCGCTAGATATAGCAGCAATCACAGAGGAAATGTTAGCAGCAACAGTATTCACGTCAGCAACATTTAGAGCAACCGTACTCACGCTGGACATATTAGAAACTACAGCAGTTACGCTTGAAGATATGCCAGAAACGGTTGCTACATCAGAGGCGATAGCGGCAAGGTCAGTAATTGCATCCGTTGCTACAGTGCCGTCCTCGATGTCAGCCAGCGTTGCAATGTCAGCAGCAATTTGAGCAACCGTTCCAACAGTAGCAATCGTTGGCCCAACTTCTGGAGCACCAGACGTTCCATTGAATGCTAGAACCGTACCTTTGCGAGTATCAAGGGCTGGTATGATAACAGAGCTAGCCAACTCATAATCATTAAGCTGAAGCGAACGACTAGCCTTGTCATCCAAATCTGCAATCTGCGCAACGATAACATCAAGCTGTTCATTTAAAGCTGCTCGGTTAATGTCTTGACCAAAAACAAAGTCAGTCAATCTTTCCAAAGCAATGTCACGAGCAATTGTAATTATGCTTCCATTGGCAGCGCCAACAACAGGCTGCAGGAATGTAATATTGCCAGTTGATCCATTACCGCCAGAAACGGTGTAGTCACTAATCTCAGTTTTAAGACTTCCATCAACGTAGACATTAAGGTCTGCATTGTTGAAGAACTCAAAGTTCACAGTAAATACTGTTTGGCTAGAACCGCTAGCCAATGAGTAGCTTACTCGTGGATTGTTATCGGATACATCAATGGTCATGGATCACCTCGCTTTCAAGTAACTTGCATAAAGCGAGGCAATCTATCAATGCACAAAACCACTAGGACATTAGTTTGCAATGTCCGATATTTGATCTGTGATCATTCGAACACCAAGAGTGTCAATCAGCGGCATCAGCTTATACAACTCTTTTGCTGCTTCGGAAACGTTTCCACCAAAGAAGCTCGTGCCAACACCAACAACGTCAGAAACGGTGGAGGATGCAGGACCAAGAAGCGTAGTAATAAATCCAGAAGCGCTACGCGGCTCTTCAAACTTTGGATCAATAACTCGCTCAATGGCAGACTCTTGACCCAGAGTTTGCGACATAGCCATGCTGTCATAAATCATCGTGGAATAAAGAGGAGCAAGCGAAGCGTAATCAAATGCCCTTGCAAACTTACTCTTCTCGTCCATTTCATCCCAAACAAAATCGGGAGTTTTTGCCCACAAAGAAACATAGCCCAAAAGCATCCCAGCCATAACGCCAGCATATCTATTGCGAACCATTCCACTGGTGTAGGCGCCAAGAGTTTTGTTCATGCCAGCCATTGTGACTGACTGGAACTGAAACGGCAAAGTGCCAAGTCCGCTTTCCATTCGAACATAGCCCTTATACTTTGGGTCTTCTGGCAGGCTGCGAGCCCAAGGAACATTCTTGAGTGTAGATTTCTTCATGAACATTACGCCATCCACAAAGATTGGTTTGTCCGCTGGTGTTGCAGCAACAATGACGTTTGAAATGCCAGATTGCATTGCCGCTCTAAACTTCTGAATACTTTCAGAAGGCACGCCAGCGACCTCCCATTGATCAATGTTTGCAATGTTGAAGCTCTTGTTCTGAGCAATAGGGGCTCGCTTAAGAATCGCACGCATATCCTTTACCGAAATGTTGTATCGGTTCAGGTAAGCGCTTTCAAATTCAGTGGCCTCACCTTTCAGCGTTTTCTTCATGTAATCAATGAGCGTGTGCTGCCTCAGTGCGCCCTCAAAAGTTTTGAAGAACTCAGTGAGAGGCCCGAGACCATTAAGAATATGGTTGGCCTGAAGCGATTTGTTCCAGAGCGTACCAGTGTTAACCTGACGGCTCATGCCTTCTGAGTAAACTTGATGGAAGGAGCCCATCGCAAGCTCCATAGCATCACCATACTCAGTCTTCACTTGCCCCATGAGCTTGCGAAACTCTGGGTTAATAAACATCTGCCCCAAGCCCTTAATCACATCACCAACGGCGTGCTCGGACATAATCTTGCCAAGCTCAGAAATAGAAGAGGTGGCCGATTTAGTCAGGTAATTCAGCGTTGTGAATTGCTTGAGGAAATTTGCGGTGCGGTTATCCCATCTTGCTGGATTGCGAAGCTGTGTGCCTCTCAAAACGCGCTCTTCAATGACGCCAAAGTTTTTGCGAAACTCATTGATTGCATCGGCTGAATAACCGTCCTCAATAAGTTGGTCCTCAACCTCATCCCAAGCTTGCTTTGGGCTTTTGCCGTTGTTCATTTTGGCAAAGTGATAGTTGCCAGCAAAGCCTTCGACATACTTTTGCGTAAGAAGCTCAACATCGTGCTGGATAAACTCCCACATTTCTCGGTTGCTGATGTCAAGCTGGCGAGACGGAGACATAAGGCTATCAAGGAAGTCTGCCCCTTCAATGCCAAGCTCTTCGTTTTCAGTGATGCGTGTATATACATTATCAACAGCCACATCAATTTCCTGCTCGCTCATGCCAGTGAGGTCTTTGCGAGTCATCGTTTTTGTCTCTGGATTAAACTGCAATACAGAACCATCCTGACGAAACTTGGCAGCAAGGATTGCCTTAAACCCATCTGGGTTATTTCTCATGGCGGGAATGTCATAGACACGGTTCATGTATGGCTCTTGAGGGCCAGCCGCTCGTTGCGGCGCCTCTTCGTAAAGCTTCTTTGCAGCCTCATACTTTGCAAGGTCTGACTTCTTATCTTCAATGCGCTTTGTATAGGCAGTAATTGCCTCGTCATTTCTTTTTTTGACGGGTTTTGCCTTCTGACTTTTGAGCTTTGCTTCAAGCTCCTTGATGCCAATCTTCAAAACATTGATTTCTTTTTCAGCTTGCGCCAAACGACCAATCTGCCCAACAGACAGTCGTTGCTGTGAAATCTCATCATAGAAATCAGTAATGGCGTTCATAGCTTTGGCTTCGGCTGGGGAAGAAGGCTCCTCTCCAAAGACACGCTTCCGATTTGCTTCGTTGTAAAACTGGCTGAAAGTCAAAGTTGATCGCGTGACTCTTGCTTTAAGGTCAGCTGTGCTCTGCCCCATAACCCGAGCATTGGAAACACCCAGTTCTTCTGCATAAGCGTCTTTGGCTTTTGCAGTCAAAGCTCCAACGCGCCTGCGCTCAACAATGGAGTTGGTCCAAACCGAACCCCTGTTTGGAACACCAGCCATCTGGCCTTCAGTAATGCTGGCCATGTCACTGGCTGTCTCATAAGTCAGCTTCTTGAGCATATCCATGCCCTTGGAAACCTTTACGCCAAATTGCTCTGGGACGTATGACAAGAGAGCTCTGTATGGGCTTGGGATAGGGTTGAGATTGGTGATTAACCTATAGGGGTCAAACACCCCATCAACCGTTGCATCGTCAACCAAGCGAGCTTGCTTCTCAGAGACCAGTGCCTCAAAGCGAGCCTCTGCTTCGTCACGAGCCTTGAGCATATTACCAAGCTTGAAGTCATCAGTTTCACCTTTTGCCTCCATCTCATCAAGCGCTTGTTGAATGCCATCAATCTTGCGGCCCTCAAACGTAATGTTGCCGTATAGGTCTTCATCGCCCATATCGCCAAATTCTCTTTCGGCTTTATTGCGAGTAGACAGGGTAGCCACATTGTTTTGCAATTCTTCCATTGCAAGAAGATCAATGGTTCGGTTTCGATTGTTTCGATAAGAGCCGCTAAAAGCGTCAGCGCCCACTCTGGCAACACCTTCAAAAGCAGAACCAAGAGCAGCGCTGCCAGCGGTTACCATAGCAACGCTTTGAACGGCCTTTGCTGTCGTGTACGTTGGGCTACCAGCGTAATTCAAAGTTTGGTTGCCAACCTCGATACCAGCGCCCGTTGCTGTAGCGCCAGCTATCCGAGACACTGCGCTTCCAGTTTGGAATAATTCATCAGCAGCTTTTACAAAGCGCACGTTTGGAATCAGGTTGGTCGGATCAAGCGCCATGCTGAAGCCCACGTTGGCTAGGTTGGCGGTCCCGAAACGATTGAGCCTCTCCTCTTCATTGCGAATCATCGCATAATTCCACTCCATCTCCTCTTTGCTTTTGGGCTCAGAGTGAGCAAGAGCGGTTGCATATGGAGCGTATGCAGGATTGTCCTTAATGGCTTCGCCAAGAGAAAAGGAAGCGTTGTCGGGAAAGCCAAACACCCCACCTGAAGGCTCAATTCTACGAGCGGCAGTCACCAGTCTTTCTGCGACTGACTCATAGCCACTTTGAATGAGCTCTGGGAATTGAGCGGGTTCTTGGACTGAGACTTCATCGCGCGGACCAAAGACTAGATCATTCATGGCTTTGAGTTCTCCAAGTAAAACTGAATGGCTGCATTTTCGATTGGATCAAACCCTGCACCAAGAAGGTCGCCCTCTTTCATTGCCTCAAGAGCAGTTGCAAATTTTGCAATACTTGGGTCAGACGTAGAGATAGAAGGGGCTACCTCAATAAACTCAATCTCACCATAATCGTTCTGCAAGTAAGCTGTGAAGCGAGCGTTTTGGTTTGTCGAATTGTAGCTGGGAATAAATACAATCGATCTCTGACCAGCCTCTTTAGCGTATGCAGTGCCAAGATTTGAAGCTGCGCTCACAAAGCTTGATTGGCCCTGCTGGCCATATGCCGTTTTGCCTGCCTGAATTTGCTCCTCAAGGCTTGCGTTTGGCGCCATCTTTTTCCCAAGCTGGGCATAAAGATTAACTTGAAAAAGTTGCAGTGCTGCTGTGCGATCCACCTCACGAGGTAAAGCTCGCTCAAGACCAACTCTTACATTTTGACTGCTGTGGCTTGAAGGGCTGAGAGTAAAAGTATCCGTGTAGTACGCAGTAGACATATGTTGGCGCAATGTGTCTCTAATTTGTTTGGGCTGCATACCAGACTTAAACAGACCCAAAGCATAATCTTGCATTTCAGTCTGAACGCCAAGATCAGCCGTAAGGCGACCGCCTCCAACCCACATATCGGAAGCTTCCATTACAAATTCCGCAACGGTCTTACCATCCAGTGAGGCTTGAAATGTTTCTTTGTTTCTTGACCCGTCTCGGAGAGAAGCAGCTACATCGTCAAGATATTCTGAAGGAACGCCAGCAAGGCGAGCGCGGGAAATACCTTCTAAAATTCCGACTTCTTCAACAGAGAAGCCAGAAGAAGACAATATTTCTGTTCGGGTGCGTTGCGCATTTACAGGGTCTTGGTTTGCAGCAATGTTAAAAATAACATCAGAAAAGTTTTCAATATCAACAGGGCGACCCGCATAAGTTCCGCCGCGCAAGCCAGCCCTCAAAAACCTTTCGGTCTCAGGCATCAGTATGCGAGTTGAAAGCTCCAAATAGTCTCGAGCCGCAAGCCCTTCTTTATGCCGTGGATCATCAGGATTGTTTGATGCGGCAATCAATGCTGGCGTATTTGTAAACAAGTCTGAAGGCAGAGCGTTCAGATCATTGGACTGCAAAATATATTGCTCGGCAGTTTTTCTTGTTTGCTCTGAGCCTGCATCTGGAATAGAGCCGCCGCCTTCAATCGCAGAAATAACTGCGGATGCTTTGTTTTGAGTCTCAATAGCCGCTCTGCTTTTCTTGAGTCTATCGCTCAATCCACTTGCCTTCGACGCAATGGCTCCACGGTCGGCCTCAGACGTAAATGGAGACATTGCAGAATCAAGTTGGTCCTTAACGTCTTGCGTCAAGTTATTGGGCTCAGTCGGCGTAGTGATATAAGCAACCGCCTGATCAACTTCCTCGTTGGTCAAGCTAGACATAACTTCACCAATCACCGAGATACCCACGCTTTCATCAAGCTCTTTAATCAAAGCTGATTTTTCATCTGGCAACAACAAAGCATTGTCATTGATTTCCGCAGCAAGCGCATCACGCCCTTGAGTAAGCTCTTCAGAAGAAAGCGTGCCAGTAGCCAGTTCATCAACCCGAGCTTTAAAAGAATTGTTTGCCTCAGTTCGAAGATCGGCGCTCCTGTCTTTTGGCAAGACATCAAGGATAGAGTTAACAGAAGCCTTGCGTGCATCTACATTTGAAATACCGTTAAGCAGCTTTTCAATTTGAGGTCGAATACCTTTTGCATTAAGAATTGGTGTAGCATCATCGTCTACAGCCGCACCAGACGCCAACAGCTTTACCTCATCAAGCATTGGCTTGCCGCCTGCCTCCAAGCCGTTATTGGTCAGGGCGCCACGAAGAGCAACAATACCGTTTGCATCTTTCAGCTTTTGCAATGCCTCTTGATAGTCACTGCCACCATCACCGCCCTCAGAAAGCTCCAAGGCAACCTGATCAAATGGCACACCATCAAGAATTTGAGCCTCAAGATCGGGAAGCTTTAGCTCAATGAATTTATTCGCTGCTTGATTTTGGCGAGACTCAATTCCACCTTGCCATACCTTCATTGACTCAAGAGCAGAGAGAGCCGTTTTTGGCTCCGCTTTGCTCATCAAGTCTTTCATAAGGTTTTGGTGTTCTTCTGGAATGCTTGGATTCAATTCAAAAAGCGGGTCCAAAGATTTGCTCTTCAAGCCATTTTGAATGTTTGCAAAGTCTTCTTCGCTCAAGTTTGGAATGCTATCCATGTGTTTCATGATGGATGCACTCAAAACTTGATCTTGGGCGCGAGCCAGCTTGGCTAATCGAGCATTGTAGTCTTCTTTGCTTACGGGATCAGTGGGGCTGACAGGGAAGGCATCAAGAGAATTGTAGGCTGAAACAATATCAGAGTATCCGCTACTGTAAAAANACTGATCTTCGACTTGAAGCGCAAGCGTCTTGGTGTCTTGAACGTAACCTTTAACAAAAGATTTGATATTAAGGTCTGCCTCTGTCGGAACGGAGTTCAAGAAAGTAATCTCAGAAGCCAAGCCCTCGCCAAGCTTTGAAATCATTGCTGAATCGTTACCCGCAACCTTCTTGATTGTATTGTAAACATTCTGGCCAGCCATGCTTAATTTGACTGGAGCTCCAAATTGAAGAGCAACACGAAGCTGCGTTCTGTCCTCTGGTGAAAGAGACACAAGAGCACTCGGCGCATAACCACTCAGAAAGCTTGCTGAAATCTTGCGTCGATTTTCGGGCGATACAGAGGCATCTCCAGTAAAGGTAGATACGTCCTCACCAGATTGCTCGGATAGCCCCAGAAGCTCACCAAATTGAGCCATAGAAGCACCTGCATCACCAATGGCAGCGTTTTGACCAATACTAAACGCAAGGCTTTCCCGTTCAGCATTGGCTTTGGCTTCGGCTGCTTTTTGAGCGGCCTTTGCTTTGCGAATTGCCAAGTCTTGCAGGGCAAGCTTTGTCTTGTTGAGATACACCGCGCCAGTATTATTGATGTACGCTTGATACTGGCCCGTTGCATTATTCGACATTTCAGCGAGATAGTCGGACATCAATGTCTCGTATGTCGCTGGGTTTTCGTGCTTCATCGCAAGCTCTTTGGATTTCAGGATAAGCTCCTGCTCCATTGACTCTTCAAAGCGACGATTAACAATGCGCTCATAAGCTTCTGACTGAATGCGCCCCATGCCCTTAATGTTACTTAAAGCCGTTGGCGCGCCAGTGGCGGGATCAATCCCAATAAGCATTTCATTGGCAACAGACTTGGCCTGCTCGACGCCAAGCTTCTCTGCATTCTCAGCGGCACGTTTGTAAACAAGGCCATTGATCTCATCGGCAGATCGAGCAATAGCCTCGCCAGTAATTGCTCCAGCTTTAGAGGCTCGATTTACACCGATAGGAGCGATTGAGAATTGTTTCTTCTCACGAATAACTGGCATATTAGTATGGCCTTATTTTGGGGCGCACGCTCGTAATGGGAGCGAGGCTAGATGTTGCTGGTGCAGCTGCGGTCTTCACATCATAATACTGGAAAGCACCGCTAGCGATAGATGTAAGGGCGCCAATAGTTGCTGATTGCTTGGCCGCTCTGCCTTCAGCGCGAACTGCATTTGCTTGTGTCGTTGCTTTGTTTGCTTCTATCAGGGCCATTGTTGCATTGGACTTTAAATCCTTGCCGACAATTTCTTTTTGCCTTTGCATAAAGGCTGAAACAGAGCGATCCGCACCAACGTCACGGCCAGAAGCTGCAAAGCTGGCTATGTTTGTCGACACGTTTTGATTGTAAATTTCAAGGCGATTATTACTGTTGGCAATGGCCTGCGCCTTTCCAAGCTCACGATCAGTCTCAATGTTAAATGCGTCGAGTTCAGCCGTTTGCTCCGCAGCGTTACCAGCTGCGATTTGACCGACAGCAGAAAGCGCCGTGCTTGCTAGCATTAATAGTGGGAAAGCCATTAGATTATCAACTCCGCAATGAGGCCGTTGACTTGCATCGGCAGGGGTTCTCCTTGTTGCACGGTTACCTGTGGATCACGGTTGTATCCGAGAACACGGAACTCATGCTTGCCAGAAATCGGCGCTGTGATTGACTTGCTGTATCCGTTTACCTTCACCGATGAGGTATTCACAAGATCGAGCACGGCTGATCCAATGCCACGAATGTCGCCAGTCTCAGGTCCGCCACGCATCGTTGCATCAATCGGGTTGGTTACAACTTCGGCAGTGAAGGGGATGCCAACATGGTATGTGTTACCGCTACCGCCAGCGATAGTCACAACACCACCTGATACAGCCTGACTGCCAAAGTATGAAAGGCCATCCTCGCTTACGATGGAAACAGTATCGCCATTCTTAAAGGCAGAGCTTACCGTTACTTCACCGCTTCCATTTGCAACGCCAGTCACATAACGGTCCAAGCCAATCTGGCCATCAAACTCGCAGAGGTGCATCGAGCCATCTTGACCCCACACGTTTGTAAAGATACGGCCATGAATAGCGCAGATAGAGCAGAAGCTTCCAGCCGTTGTGAAGCGTGTCCAAGAGGCTCTGCGCTCTGCTCTGTTTGAGTTAAAGGCAGCGACATCGCCATTGCCATTGGACATCAAAGCATATGACTCAGCAGTGCCAAAGCCGCCATGAGCGACTGTCATGCAGCGAGGAGATACGATCAGGTGCGAAGCAATCGTTGAGACCGCCGTGGCGGTATAAGCATCCTCACCATCAGTGTAGAGATACTCACGCACAACAGTGCCACCGTTCTGCACAAAGAGTGTGGCGCCATCAACAGAGACAGGCTGAGTAAACTCGCAGCCGTAAGGTGTCTGCAATCTGATCTGCGCATTCGTGGGTGTAATGGCTTGGTTCAAATATGTTGGGATATAGAGCTCGCCAGAAGCGCCAAAGATTTGCAAGTCTCTGTTCGAGATCATGTAACGAACTTCATTCACTGTCCCAGTCGCAGCGACCAGTGCGATTGAGTCACTGTCTTCAGCGTCACCTACGTCAAAGTTAAAAAACGAGCCAATTTGGCTCATCCAGATTGCATCTGGCTGTGCAAGTGTGCCAGCAAAGCAAAGACGGTTCTCGTGGAATGCAACCGCAGCAGGATAGCCGCGCACCGCAGAGAAAGATTGCTCAGACCAGTCAGCAGTCGGCGCATGGGTTTGCAGCCTTACATAGCCACCACCATCCTCCGCAGAAGATGCAGAACCACCTGCCGTAAAGTACCAAGTATTCTCATCAATGATACCAGCAACAGTGCGTGTCCCGTTCAGGGCGCCAGTATTAATCCCGCCAACCGCAGAAGCGTCCTCAATGACAACAATTTCACCGCCAGAATATCCATGCTGCAAGTGCGTAACTTCGACCGTCGAACTGCCATCAGAGGTACGCAGAGGATTAAGAACTGACAGGCGGATGCGCAGAGTATCAACGATATTGCCAACCGCAACAGTCGGGCTGGTGATAGAGGTGATTTCGATCTCTGATTCGTTGTATCGAATAATCGTGCCAACGTGGCCAGCAACCCAATAGTTTTCACTGACGGTCAGCGTAACGCCAGTGCCAGTCGTGGCGCTGGGATTAAGCGTAACTCCGTTTGACTGGAAGTCAGTATAGGGCTGAAACACAAGTGATCCATCAAGCCGCTCATCAAAGCTAAAAGGTGTAACATCAAAGCTTGTAAGGCTTGTCCGTATCAACATGCGAGGCATAAAGAGCGGGTGGCAGATGAACATTACATCGCCATACTGAGCCGTGGTGTACTGGTTCAAATAGTCTTGATCAAACGGCAGAGCAGCACCATTCGTATCCACGGTCACTGTATCAACAAGCGTTACATCGCCATCGAGCTCCAAGTGGAAGCATCGGATTTTGCTAGCTTCAATCGAAATGATGTATTGCTCATCATCAGAGAAGCGAAACGCAAAGAGGTGAGACTGCGCTGGGTGATTAGGGTCAAACGTAATGTCAGTGTAGTTGTAGATATGCTTCAGGCCATCACGTTTCTTGACGCTGCCCTCAGACATAACGATCATATTCTGCAAGCTTTGTGCAGAAGCAGAATAAACAGGGCTATCAGTACGCATCAAAAGCGAACCGCTGACCTCACCAAACTGAAAGCTGTTGATTGGGACACGGAGCTTTTGCATTAACTGCGCCTTTGAGCAATGAACCTTGAAGTGTAGAGCTTCTGCGTGGTCTGCCGCTGTGAATCAAGTCGGCGGGCCTGCATCATTTGCGTGGCCGCTTTCTGCTCCATGAGTTGAGATAGTGTGGCGTCTCGAGCAACAGAAGTTGCGAGCACCGCAGCCATTGAATACTCAACGGCAATCGTAAAATAAGGAGCCCAATCTGACTCCGAAGCACGATAGATGTAATCAGCAACAACCTCTTCGGTGTTTGATACATCACAATAAATCTTGTCGCCGTAGGTATCGAATACAATGGGCGAGTCATTCACTGTCACCGCAGAGACAGTAAGCGTTCCAGATGGAAGCTGGTAAGCTGCGTCAAAGCGCCCAGTCGGGGCAGAGAGAATGCGGTTAAGAACAGATTGATTGGTCGCAAAGCCCCACCGAGAGTTGGTCAGAGCAGCGCGGGCAATGTCTTCGTACATTGCATCGCAGACATCAGCCTCCACTGTTCCGTCCGTGAAAGACAAAATAGGGGAGCCGCCCATCAAAATAGATGCGCGGGAACAAATCTTAATAGCTGTGTTCGCTGTATCTGGCATGAAAGTTCGGGGGGCAAAGCCCCCCGCTCCTAATTTTAGTCAGTATCAGTTTCAGAGATGGCAGTGCCATCAGAAACGTCTACTACACCTGCTGCGTTGGACAGGACACTAACCAAGTTTGTGGTTGGTGTAGCTGTATCTGCAACGATGATTACGTCACGAACAGAAAGCATATCTGCTGCGTCATTGAAGTAACCAGCGGTGTTTACGTCTGCAATCGGGTCGGCGGTTGTGTAGAACCACAAGTCAGCGTTTGAAGCGCCGCCAATACGAGTAAGACCTGCTGCGTTATAAGCCATTATTTATATTCCTTAGTTGTTGTCGAGGACTTCGTAGATGCCGTTGCTGTCGATTGCGATAGCGCCCATTGACATCATTGATGTCGCAAGGTGCGCAACCTTCTCAGGCACATAGTTGATCTCGGTGGCAACGTCTGCGTTTACACCAAGGCCAACCGCAGTTGTGTGGTAGGCAAAGTTTTTGCCGCCAGCCACTGCCGATGTTGAGAAAATCTTGAAGCCAAGGAATTCCTTCATCGTCATGCCGCCTGCGAATGGCAGGTTCTGTGGGCCAACGTAGTCGCTTGAAGCAAATTCATTGATCGCAAACAGGTCAGCAAAACCAGCAGGTGACATAGCGATGTAACGCTGGCCATCTTCTGGAATGTCGGCTGTGCCAAATGTTTCAAACAGAACCAGAAGGTCAGCTTTTGTCAAAGCAGCAGCAACGCTTGAGATCTGAGTTGCGTTTGCGCCTGCGTCCATTGCAGCAATGAGGAGCTCATCTGTCTTGCGACCGAGTGCGGCAGCAGCAGAAGTCGCTACAGCTTGGCGCTCGTTGATGTTGACCTTCAGCTCATCGAGCTTGTCGATGTATTCCGCTGCGTAGAAGTCAGCCATTGTGGCTTCAACATTGGTGTGCGCGAGCTCCATAGGAGTTACGTTACCGTTGCGTGACTTCGTTGACGCTGTGCCAGCGCCGATCTTCTGGAAGCGTGCCACTGAACCGCTCACGTTTGTTGAGCGAACTGTGTTGCGCAGCTTGGAGCCCATGCGCTGATACGCCATGTGAACTTCAGTTTCAAACTGCTTGATAAATGCTTGGTCGATTGTGTTAGCCATTGTAGCTATCCCTATAAAAGTTGCTGTAAACGGGTGTCCGTTCCTTCACTTCTGCAAGGGTGTCCTCTCGGGCCTCTCAGTGCATCACGGGCCGTGATGTTGCTGAATGAACACTATCTGTGTCCGAAATGCAACGCACAAAATGAACGGTTAGATTGCCGTTGTCATCCTCAAAGATAAGCTCTGGCATAAATCCAAGATGCACCAGCCAGTTATGGATGAATGTATTCTCTGACCATACATTGCAAGACAGGCTCGGATAGAAGTGGTGATAGAAGTCCACCAATTCAGGCGATGCCTTTACAAAGGAGCGCCAGTGCTTGCGTATACCCTTGGCAAACATGGTCCACATGACGCCCCGATCAACGCCACATAGGGCCATAACCTCTCCGTCAAACTTAACTGCGTGAGTCATGTCACCTTCAAGCAGGCGAGGTAATAGCTCTTCGGGTGTATCTTCATAGAGCTCAACAATCTCTCGCAGGTTTTCCTTGCTGAGATTGCTTTTCAAAGCGTAAACGTCCTCAAGCTCTGCTTGATAGAGCTCGAGGCCGTGGCTTTTGAGTATGGGCTTAACCATAAAGCTTCTTAAAGCCTTCTTCTACCTGACGCACAAAGGCTGCATCACGGTGAACTGGGTGGTGATAACGATCATCCTTCATCATTTCACGCAGATCAGCCTCAGAAGCGCCAGCACTGGGCGCCGTATTGCCAGAGAATGACCCATCCTTCATGGCTTCCATGATGTGCTCAAGAGCAACGATGCCCTCAGAGCTTTCGCACATACGCTCAATGGCTGGCAGTGCATCCTTTGGGAAGAACTTGGTGGCAAACATGGAAGCCGCAGATATACGATCAGACGCATTCTCGCCAAGCTTGGCAGTCTCAGCCTCAAGGTCAGGAACATCAGCCATGCCAGATGCCATATACATCTCGATGCCCTTCTGGAACTCGTCTTGGCTGTAGCCATTCTCAAAGGCGTGCTCTGCCCACCAGTTAAGAAGCTCGCTATCAACCGCTGACTCTGGGTCTACGGTCTCTGGAAGCTGATAGTCGCCCGCTGTTTCGGGTCGCTCGGCGTAGGCTTCCTGCTGTAGCTCGTCCATAATGGACTTACGGAGCTCTTCGTCTTTGGCCCCAATCTTTGACTCAAGGGCTTTGTATGCCTTGGCCAAGTCTTCTGGTGATTTGTATTTCTCTGGGAGCCACTCTGGGCGCTCACCTTCATTTGACTGTTGCGTTTCTGCAACAGTCTCCGTGGCCTGAGCTTCCACTGCCTCTGGCGCTGCCTCTGCTTCGCCCTGCATCAATGATTCGGTCATGTCTTACTCCTGTGTCCATGTGAGATACGCTGCTCGATCAAGCCAACGATGTAACGCTGGCCCTCGATGTGGCGCAATTCTTCTGTTGTGACATTGGGGCCGTTGACCATCTCGATGGTGATGGAGCGCAGATACCGAAGAACCTCTTTACCTGTGGGGCTTTCGAATATCTGCGCTACATTTTGACTGATCTGTGAATCAATCTCGGATTTACGTTGGTATCCGTCGATACCAATATTAACCTTGTTGCTCAACGGGCATCCCTTGCTGTTGCTGCGCCATTTGCTGCGCTATTGCAGCTATTTGTTTACGCTGTTCTTTATCTCGAATCAAGCGTTCTGGCACACCAAACTTTTTGGCAAGGTAAACGGCGGACTCTTCACCGTCGATAAGCAGTTGAAGCATCTCTGGTCCAAAGGCGCCACCAACCATCTCGAGGAAGCGAGCAACCGTTGTGATGTCTTGGTTTGCTTGGGCCTGAGCAAGCGGAGAAGTCGCACGAATTTTGACCTCACGGCCATTGACCGTTGGCAATTCAATGCGACCCTGCTTCTTCAGTATATAGATCACACGCTGAATAACAGGCTGAACAAGCTCTGACTGCAAGCGACCAAAGGCAGCACCCATGCGGCGAGACAGGTCAGCCATGCGCTCTGCAACCTCAGTCGCAGTGGCAGGTGTTTTGTCTGGATTGCCAAGCATATCGTTGTAGAGAGCGTTCTTAATATTCAGGCGCATATCACTGAGAACAAGCTGCGCTACATCAAAGCGGCCAGCCGCCTGAATAGGCTGCAAGCCAGCACTGCCCATTGCCTTTGGAATGATAGAGCCTGGAACAAGCTGGATTGTATCAGGGTTCACAACGCCATCATCTTCCATTTGATAGATGCCAGAGATTGCCATTTGCGCATTCTCAAGGATCAACTCAATGGTCAGGTTCGTGGTCTTGATTGCAGACAACGCATTGATCAGTGGGCCACGGCCATAGACTTCGCCAGCGCACTTGGTCCAGCGGAAGCAGACATATGGATTGGCGCCAACACCCTGCATCTCTTTCTTGTGAAGAAGAGTTTTTGTGGTCATGCAGATTGCATAGTGCAGGTAAGCCTCTTGATTGCGCTTTGCATAGTCTCGGCAAACTACCTCAAGCACATCGGTTGTGCCTTCTCCACCCATGTGCTGCATAACCTGCTTATCAAACGTGGCGTTTGGATAGAGCAGATCAAGGTGAGCATAGCGAACCTTGTGGCGAACACGATAAACGTGGTCGATGCGATCATCTGGGCCAGTATCAAGAACCACATGAGGCAAAGGAATGGCGGAGAATACGATTGGGTTGAGCGCATCCCCCTCTTCAACCGCAAGAACACCTGTTCCAACTGCCAAGTCCATGAACGACTCATGCACTTCTTGGCCAAAGTTTGAGTTCTGAATAATGTCAAAGACGTATTCAGTCACCTCATCGAGCTCATTGTCTACTGCGTCACGCTCTTCAGGCGGGACTTCACTGCCTGAAATCAGATCGGCCCAGCGTGCAAAGTTTGGAACAATGCCGTGCTGCAAGCGGCTGGCAAATTCCTGCACGCCGACAACCGCAGTCTCATCAAAGATTTTATCATCTCGACGTTGACCCGCAGTCTCGGAGTAGAACGACTCACGTTGAGGCAGTGCATACTCATAGCACTCCTCAAACAACGGAACCCAGTTCTCACGAAAGGCTTTGGCCTTGTCGTAACTCTGGAGGTATTTCTTTGCGATTTGATCCATTAGTTAAACCGCTGCAAATAGCCCGCGCCGCCGCCTGAAGAGGTGAACAAAGAACGACGACCTTTGCCGCCACGCTTGCCCTGACGTTGAGTGCGAGCGCTCAACGCATTACTAATATCTTCGCGCTTTTCTGTCGCACGTTCCTCAACCGCCTCACGTTTTACAATGTCAGTTTCTACACGCTGCTCTGCTGCTGCTTGTTTTTCGGCCTGAGAAGGCCCTCCGCCAAAACACATAATGAATCTCCTTCTGGTTTCACACTGATACGCACAGAAAACCGAAGTCTTCAATGCACAAACTAGAGCCTAGACCAAAGGCTCGGCTTCTTTCGTTGCTTCGGGCCGCGAGTAAACACATCGAAGTCACGCTTGGCAACCGTTGGCTGCGCTGGCTTCTGACTATTCATCAAGGCTCGGCCCTCACCAGCACCCAAGAAGAGGTATTGAGCCGCATCGTGAATGTGAGAGAACATGTTTTTGTCTGGCTTGTCAGCATACCGCTCGCCAGAAACCTCCATACGCTTGTAAGCATAACCGCCCTCAAAGCCCTTGATCAACTGTTGGCAGCGAGGGTCGATCAGAAGCACAGGCTTGCCCTCAATCATCTTGGTAAGCTGCGAGCTTACCGCTTCAAGGCGTAGATCAACGGAGTTTGAAGGTGCAGGGAAGGCTCGAAGGCCAGCACCGCGCAAGATATGGAAGGGCGTAGACTCATCGGTCTGCGCTCGGAAGTCACCAGCAGGGTCACCAATGATAATAGCCTCAGAGGCCGCAGAGAAACGTGTCGCAAGCTCATTTCTCAGCACCTCTGCGAAGCGCACGATCCCCATATCAATTGCTACGATCTCCGATTGCAAGAACCAACGGCCTCGAACCTTCTGGCCAAGCACGGCGGCAGGCGTAAGACCGAAGTCAACGCCCACATAGACTGGGTGTCCAGCCGCAATGGGTATCTCTTCTTTGGCAACGTGAACTTCTGGGGCAAACATTGGATACACTGGTTTGCCTTCCTGAATATGGCCAAGCCTATTCATCACATAGACGTCAATCCATGATTTGGTCTTACCGCGAATGAGGTTCGGGTAATAGCTCTTCATCATATTGGCTTGGTTCTCGGCGACTTTGCTCGGAACATAGTCCTGAATCTCGCCATCCTCGCCCTTAACCTCTGTCATGCCAGAAGGCTGCGTAAAGAACTCCCAGTTATCGGGCTTCACCAGCATCTTGGCCTGCTCACGAGGAATATGATCTGGCACTGGAACCTCGCCAGACATAATCGGCCACCAGTGATCCTCTTCAGGAGCGTTGGTATCCGCTATAACACCAGTCCAAGACGGGCCACCGTCACGCATAGAAGGATAACGACCCACACGCATGGTGCAGGCGTCAATGATGCTCTTTGGAATCTCACGAGCCTCGTTAATCCAGATGCCGGTAAGCTCAAGAGACAGAAGTTTCTTCACATCTTCAGGCCGATCAAGCGCAAGGAAGATAACCTCGAGCTCAATGTCGCCCTTCTTGATGTTGTGAGTGTATGGAACCGACCAAGTGAACTTGCCCCAGTCTGATTCAGGGAACCAGTCCAGCCAAGTCTTGATTGTTGTGGTGCGAAGCTGTGGGTTGGTGTTACGAATGATTGCCCATCGGCTTTTCCGCACCCCTTCTGCATTTGGCTTCTGCTCCAAGGCACGACGAAACACCTCGATGCAGCAACCAACAGACTTACCAGAGCCAACAGGGCCACGAATGCCACGGAAGAACGTGTCGTTCTTCATAAATGCTTTCAGCACCTCGCCATCTGGCTTGTATTTGAAGTCAACCATCTCGCTTCAGTAGGCTCTTCTTCTTTGGAAAGCCAGCCTTCATGTTGGCATAAGCCTTGTCACTGATCGTGGACTTTGACTTTGGACGACTGATGCCCTTCTTCTTGCGAGCATTGATGTTTGCGTAAAGACCCTTCTTCATAGGCTTTGTATCCCGCTATCAACGCCAACCTTGATCATTCGGGCGGCAACCTCTGGGCCAATCGCCTCAATGATCTTGTCGGCTTCGTAATCATTCACAAAGTCCTTCGGGTGATGCTTCATATGCACCACCTTCACGACCTGTCTAAGCGTATCTCGCTCACGCTGAGAAAGAGTATTGATAAAGCTCATGATTTATTCGCCCTCCGCAAGAGTGACTTCTCAAACTTGCGAATCTTCTTCGTGCGATTGTATTCCGCTTCGGTGACAACACGTTGCTTATTGCGCTCTTTCTCCAGATAATCTGTGGCCGCGTCTTCGCCTTTTGTTTCAGCAATCAACTTGCGCTGAATGCGGTGGCGAGCACGAAAGGCCTTGTCGTTCTGGGAAACCATGCGGTCATATCTGGCCTCCATGTTCTTTGTGGGCGAACTTCCTTTAGGCATATCTCAATCCCATGCTGTTGTGCGCTTGGCGCTTGGCTTTTTCTTCGCAGGCTTCTGCATAGAAGAAGAAGGTTTGGGTGTCTTCGGTTTCTCATTAACCCAAACCAAAGGCTTTGAGACAGGCGTTCGGGTCTTCCCGCTATATGTTGTGGCGCCAAGCTGGTGAGTTTCCCCATTCCATGCAGCACCACTGCTCTTCAATACCCACATTATGCTTTCTCCGCATTCTTGTTGCGTTTGATGGACCGATTCGCAGCCCTTGAAATCACACGAAGGTTCTTCTTCGAGTTGTTCTTTGGGTTGCCATCCTTGTGGTCTACATCTTTTCCGTCGCCACGAGAAGCCTTTCCAGACTTCTCCATCTCATACCGAGCCTTCTTGCGAGCACGGTTCGCAGCCATTCGAGACGGTGACTTGTCATACTTACCCTCGCCATTCGCGGAGTAATCTCTGACGTAATTCTTCCCGCTAGGCATCGGAGGCCATCTGCATCATAGGAGCCAGCAAAGAGCGCCGCTTAGAGCCAGTGCGAGCCTCACCATACTTCGGCCCCTCTCGCTTTACCTCCCCAGTCATGCTGAGAGAAGGAAGATCACCGAAGGTCGGCTTGATCTTCTGATATCTTTCTTCGGCACTCGGGCCGCTAGAACCACCACACATCTATTTATCCTTCGCCTTGTTTCTCTTGCTGATCGCTCGAGCCTTCGCCCTAGCATCAGCCTTGCTGCTTGCACCCCAAGCCTTCAAGCTGAGAAGAAGACGCGTGGGCTTGCCCTTCTCGTCACGCTCAGGCCCCTTCATCCCTGCCATCCTCGCCAAGAAGGATGCACGCCGTGGATTGTCTCCACTCTTAACAGGAGCCTTCAGAGTACCACCCTTGTAAGAGTCACGACCCTTCTGGTTCAATCCCCCGCTTGGGTTCTTGCCCGCCTTCCGCTGCCACGCTGGTGTCTTTGCCATATCCACTGCTCTTCATCTGCTGCTTTGCAATTCGTGTGTCAGACTTAACCGACTTCTCCGCAGGCTTACCATATCTATTCATGCCATTCTCCGCACTTTTGTGAACCAAAATAATTCTGGGGGGTTGATCGAGCTTGTAGGGGAAAAAATGTTTGTGAAGGACCACTTAACTCTACTAGGTCTGCGGTTTTCCCCCCACCCCCCTCTTGCACACTACCACAGGGGAAAGCTTTCCCGTGCAGCAGCGAACTAGCTCAGATCAATCGACACCCTAATATCACCAGCAACCTGCACCTGTGATCTATCTATAGGCTTATACCCAGCCCTATCCAGCAAGTCTTGGCTAGCCTGAAGCTGCACATACTCACTCTTAGCGCTCTGTGACAGCCTGCGTGTGGTATTCAGGGCTGCTACAGCACTAAGACCAAACTCCTCATTCATCCGCTGCATCAGGTATTGCTGCACGTGTGGTAACTTCAGTGATCTGTAAGCACTGACATATCCAGCCTTGCCCGCTGCGTATCCTGCTGGCTCTGCGGCCTGTGCTGGCTTCAGTCCTTCTGTTACCATTATATCAACCAAAGCCATCTGCTTGTCGGTTAACTTCTTCAAAGCTACGTTGCTCATTGTGTCTCCTTACTGACCCCCCTCTCCCTCTCTCCCCCCGTTCATAGCATCGTCTATATGCCCTGTGTCAACGCACAAAGACGTCTCTTCCTCTCATGGGTTCGTCCCT